TGAACTCTCAGAGCAAGACCAAGAAGAAATCTTTCAAGGTGGCGATGGTGATGTTCTGGAACTTGCAGACCAGATGGGCAAACCATTGCGACCAATGCTTGAAGGATGCGGTTACGGAGATTTGAATTATTCAAACTCCATCGCATTTAGTCCAGATGCAATTCAACAAGAGTTGCAAGAAAACTCAGAGTTCTATTTCAGTAAAGATGAAACAGAAAAAGCAAAGTATTTCACCGCATTGCCAAAAGAAGATTTGGAATGGTTTGCTGGATGTTTGAACTCGGACTATATGTGGGATACATTTACCACCGCAATCAAAGATGAAATTGAAACCCAATGGACAACGAAAGAAGGAAAGTGAACATGAATAATCAAAACGATTGGAACATCGCAGATGACCTTCCAGAGAATGAGCGACTCTATGTACGAGTTGTTCATTGGACTGGTGACAGCGACTTACTCATCCCAGCACAGACATCAGGAACAAAAACACTTCTTCCAGCAGAGTGGATTGATGGTGCGTACACACTTGCTGATGCAGGCGATTCTGTTGAAGGTTGGGAGATGTTGAGACTGCCAAATGGAATGCGAGTTTCTGTAATGTCTTCGTACTTGCAGTACTACACCAAAGTGAATCCAGAAAAGATTTACAAAACTCACATTGAACTTGACAACTTGAATCCATTTCAATTCAAAGATGTGTCTAACTCAGAATCACGAGATGAAGAGATTGTTCCAGAAGCACCAGAGTGGCTCAACAATCTTTGCAACAGAATTGATGCACTTGAAGCAGAAGTTGAGAAACTTAGTGCATGGACAATCAATGCACATGAAGTCATTGAAGAAGCATTGGAAGACTACGACCTCAATGCAGTAATTGAGAACGCAACTAAGTCTCGTTTCGCAGACTTGGAAGAAAAGATTGAAGAGTTAGACGATGACAGAAGATTGAAGTACGAAGTAACAGCAATCGTCAATGATGTGATTGATGAGCACGACTTCAGCGATGCAGTACAAAGTGAAATTGATGAGATGGATTTCAAAGAGATGGTTCAAGATGAAATCAAGAACTTTGATTTCAAAAACATTGTCATGTCCTTGTTGTCAGAAACAGAGTTCACACAAGCACTTGCCCAAGCGATGAACACGATGATTCGCCAGCAGGTGATGCGACAACTTCACGCAACCAAATCAGAGACACCAGAGTCATCCAGTATCTGGAAGAACGCCCGTGACCTCGGCAAGGGATGGCGATAATCCCTTGCAATAAAAAGAAAATAAGAAGATGTTGCAAAAAGACAAAACATCTGATTGAATCAATGTCCTAAACCCAAACACCGCCAGAGTGCGGAGAAAGAAGCAATATCATGTCAGCAGAAACAAGCGGTTGGTTGAACCGCATGACCCTGATTGGAAACACGCTGAAGCGTGGAATGGCTTGGCATTGGCGAGCCGAAGAGCAAGGTGAAGAGTCCAATCACTACGAGGGATTCGTTCCAGTAGAAGATGTCAAACGCCGACTCTTCAACTTTGAAGCAGTATCAAAGCCTGTGTACGCAAAGAACAGCGATGGCTCATTCAAAGTGATTGATGGCAAGCAAGCGATTACCCACAGCAACAACGGAGAAGTTTTTGGTGTTGTTTCTAATCGCTACCAGATTCACCAATACGAAGATGTGTTGTTGAAGAACTTGGAAGCGATTCTTGACAGCAACGAACTCGGAATTGACTCAGCAGGATTGCTCCAGAAGGGCAGTCGTGCATGGGTACAAATCTCAGTACCAGAGAATCTCTCCAGCACTTCTGGATTTGAGTTTCGCCCAACACTCATTGCGACAACATCGCATGACGGAATGCGACAGACTCAATACTTGCGTTGTCTCCAAGCAGTTGTTTGCGACAACACTTTGCAGTTGGCACTCAATGAGAATGCAGACCACAAGGTGAAGATTCGCCACAATCGTTCAGCACAGTTGAATGACCTCGGCAACTTGCGTGAGGCTCTTGAAATTGTCTACAGCGCAGGAAGCGACATGATGGAAGAGTTGGAGAAGTTGTCAGCATGGTCAGTAACTGACAATCAGTTTGATGCTCTGGTGAAAGACTTGTTCCCAATCAACATGGTTGAACTCACCATGAAGGATGAGTCTGGAAAGACACTCATTGTTCCATCCAACACACAAGACACTCGCTCTGCTGGCAAGCAGAATCCGAAGCGTGACTTGTTGAATGGCTTGTGGCGCACAGACCCACGAGTGTTGCCTTGGAAGAACACAGCACTCGGAGTAATCCAAGCAACAACAACATTCCATCAGCACTTGTCAGGCTCTGACAAGAACCGTTACAACCGTAACTACACTCGCTTGGTTTCAAACCAGCAAGCAGAGTACGACAAGATGGTTCTCGCCAAACTTGAATTGGTGACTGCTTAGTCCTAACAACCCAGAAGGGCTCAGAAAAGTCTGTAATGTTCCCCCAACATTGCGACTCTCTGAGCCCTTCACGATTGAAAGCCCGAATATGTTCAATTACGCCACAGTTGGCTGGTGCATCTTCTACACATTGCTAGTGATTTATTTGCTCTGGGAATGATGTTTGAAATGTGTCCTACGAGCAGATACCCTGACTATCCCAAACCAAACGAAGGAGCAGAAATGCAAGAACAAGTATTCAAAGAGATTGTTGATTCAATCTTGGACACCACTCCGAAAGACAGGAGCAACGACCAGTTACAACGAGGTGACCTTGTTGGTACAACTGGTGGAATTGTTCTGGAATGCGAAAAGCGAGGAGAGCGTGTTGTTGGTGAAACATACGCATCGTGGAAAGCGTTGTGCTTTCTTCCACACAACAACTTCACACCATTCGTAGTGTGGACAGTCATTGCTCGCCCAAATGGATTCGTTGCTGAGTCTGGTGAGTACAGGCGCAACTTGCCAGAAGCATTACACGCATACTTGTGAGTCCGATGCGAAGCCTCCGCTAAGTGTCGGAATCCGCCTCACAGGTGAAGAGCCTCAGACCCAAGTGGTCTGGGGCTCTTTTCTGTTATGTCCCCAGAAACCGCCTCATAGGAAGCGTTCTAAGGCTCTGGAAATTAGATGTTGGACATTGGTACACCCCCGACATATGATGTCAGTACCCAAACACAAAGGAGCAGTCATGAGACTTGCAAAAGTAGAAATCCCAGATACCAAAAAAGATGCTTGCGTAATTGATGCGTACACACTTGTTCGCATTCTTGGTTACGCATCGGAGAAGTACCGTGAAGATGCAAAGACAATGAACACTTCTGACAACTTCAAATGGGTTGAAGAACATTTCATTGCAATGGCAAAGCAAGCACAAGCGATTGGTGAGTTCTTTGCAGACATCACCAACATCTCTGTTGAAACAGAATCATTTGAAAACACAATCACAATCACGAAGGAGACATTCTGAAATGTCAATTCAAAATGAAATCAAAGATTGCCCACGATGCGATTCACCAATTCCGAATCGTGAACACGCAGGAATGTATGCAGGTGCAATCTCACGAGTAGACAACATGACCGAGATTTGCTCTGAGTGTGGAGTCATTGAAGCGATGAATGACTTCGCAGGAGAACCACAGCGATTCTGTGACCCACTCGTGAAGGCTGTGTTGTCATCACGCTTCAACACTCTGCCTACTAATGTTCCTCATTTCCACAATCAAGAACTGTTCACTTATGTGTCGTTCACAGATGTGTTCAAGTACGCAGAAGATTCGCATCCAGTTTCGTTCTGGGAAGATTTCGTGAGACTTTGGGTAGGTGAACCAATGTCAGGTCACACAGTTGGTACGACCTGCACTATGGCTGAATTGTCACGCCGTGACATCGTTGGTGCTGTGAAGATGCTGTCACTCACCGATGACTCAGTACTTCGCCAATGGAGGATGGGTGTGCAGACCAATCACTTCTTCTTCTCACCAGAGGCTGGGAATCGCATCATGCAGGTAGCCATGTGGGATGAGGTGCGATACCAGTAGCCCGAAGCGAAGCCGAGCCCAGAGCCCTGACTCCAGAACCCCTGTGGAGTCGGGGCTTCTGGCATTCTGGGGCTCTAAAAAAAAGTCTGTAATGTCCTGCCGAATCCATTCCAAACTGGCTACGCTGAACCCAACCAATTCCACAGGAGGAAATATGAAAACCCAGTCAGATGCACTTCAAGGCTTCATGTCAATTTTGAATGATGCACCAAGCAAGTTGAACTTCGCTGTTCAAGAAACTGCATTGCCATTGATGCCACATCAAGTTGAAGCAACCAAGTTTGCATTGGAGCGTCAGCGAGTGTTGCTTGCGATGGAGATGGGAACAGGCAAGTCACCAACTGCTGTTGCGATTTCGCAATCAAGTGTTCAAGCAGGAATGCGCCCAGTACTGATTGTTTGCCCACCGACAATGCGATTGCAATTCAAGCGTGAGTTCTCACGCTTCGCTCCGCAGTTGAGTGTGCATACCATCACGGGTACTAACCCTGTGAAGCAGGGAATCAAGTCATTGCCAGATGTTGATGTACTCATCATGGGTGACACATCGGCAGATGGTTACAAGAATCTGTTGAAGGGTCATGTGAAGGGAATCATCGTGGATGAATGCCAGCGCATCAAGGGTGGCAAGCGAGCAAAGCGTTCGCAAGCCGTGATTGATATTTCGCAATCAATTCCATTGTCTGGAATCCGAGTGATGATGTCGGGAACGCCACTCATCAATCGCCCAATGGAATTGTTGTCGGTCATCAATGGTCTGGAGCAACAAGGTGCATTTGAAGGTGGCATTCGTGGATACATGGCTCGTTATGCACCACGCATTGACAACTATGGCACTCGTGGTGCTCAACGCTTGAATGAATTGCACGATGTTCTCGTGGGCTCATTCATGCTTCGCATGAAGCGTTCCGATGTTCTGGAATTGCCGAACAAGGGTCGTATGGAAGTTGCGATGGAGATGGAGGAGAAGTACGAGAAGTTGTATCGCTACGCCGAAGCAAATCTCTACGAGTGGATTCGCATCACCAAAGGTCAGGAGAAGGCGAACAATGTTGAGCGAGCAGAAGCATTGATTCGCATCAATGAACTTCGCAAGTTGTCAGCACTCGGCAAAGTGAATGGCGTTGTTGCTTATGTGCGTGAACTTCTGGACAACGATGAGCAGGTGTTCATCACTTGTGCATTCAAAGAGGAGGCGAAGCGTTACATGGATGCATTCGCAGATGTGAATGCAGTACAAGTTGTTGGGGGCATGAATGACTCAGCGAAGATGGCAAGTGTTGATGCATTCCAGAACGGAACAGCACGAGTGTTGGTTGGCAACATCATTGCATCGGGAACTGGACTCACACTCACATCAGCACGACATCATGTGAGCGCATCGTTGCCTTGGACATCAGCAGACCTTCTGCAATGCGAAGACCGTTTGCAGAGAATCGGGCAGAAGCGTGATGTCGTTTCGCACATCATGTTGAGTGCGATTGAGGAGCATTCAACGATTGATGAGCGCATGATTCAAATCATCATGATGAAGAACCGAATCTTGTCCAGCGTTCTGGATGGCGAGGCAGATGACCTGCTGGATGATGAGCGCAAAGCCGTTGCCATGTTGGTTCTGGAGTCCTACGGATGGGAGGGCTAATACCCAGCACCACATTCGCCCCAAATGTCTGTAATGTTCAAGTAACCCAAACGACCAGAGGAGGTCACCATGTCAGTATCCACCGAACCAATCACTCCAGCGCAGATGAAGTTCCTGCTCACACTCATGTCACAGCGAGCATCGTTGTTTGGCATTGAGCCAACGATTGAATCTGCGAAGTCGTGGATTGAATCCAAGAATGCAAATATCACCAAGTCACAGGCGAGCAAATTGATTTCAGAATTGAAGGACAAGCCTGTTGATGTCATCTCACCAAAGAATGCTGAAGTGTCATTCTCATTTGATTGCTCACACATTGTTGATGCAGGCACAACTGGTATGACACGCATCATTGAAAACAAGTATGCGAAGTCATGCGAACTCTGCGGACATGATGTCGCTTACATGAGTGGACTCGCCGTGTTGAGCAATGGTGGTTGGTCTACTTGGCATCACAAGGGTGAGTGCATTGAGCCTGCGAAGCCTTCATCAATTCTTGCGAAGCGTGTTGAGAAGTTCATCGCTGAAGCGTGTGCAGATTTGGATGGTGATGCTTACTTCGCATTGCCATCGCACACGGGCAACAACGATTTGGATTTCTATGGATTCGTGCAGAGCAGGCGGAAGTCGGGAACGATTTATGTTCTGAAGCGAATCATTGGTGGAGCATTCAGCCACGAGGACACCAGCAATTCGCCAGTCATGTCACTCACCGAAGCGAAGCGTGTGATGGATGCGATTGAAGCAATGGACTCAGCCCAATGGGATGAAGCCCAGATGCAATTCGCCCAGAATCTCGGCAGGTGCTTCCATTGCAATCGCATCCTGACCGATGATGAATCACGCAAGCGTGGCATGGGTGCGAAGTGTGCGGAGGGTGGATACTGAGTCAATCGCTCTGCACGAGCCCCGATACCCAGATGAGTGGGTATCGGGGTTTTTTGCATTTATGCCCAGATTTACAGGCGATATGAGCCCTTCTAAGCCTCTGGAATGAATGCAGATGGATGATGAGTAAGCGAAACTTCGCGTAAACACTCGTGACAGGTGCATTCCGATGTCATGCGAATTGAGCCCAATTTCATTGATGATTTCATCTCGCCGCTAAAGCCGATTTCGCCCAGGCTCTTTACATCCAGATACCGAAGAATGCTCGTACATCGCATGGACACATACACGGAACAGCAACGCCACGATGCCCAGATGGTGCTCGTGAGTCTCGCCAGATACGCCACACGCATTGCACAATTCGCCCCAAGCGAACCCATTGAGCATCTCCTCATCATGGAGGGAATACAGGAGCATCTGGAGTCGCTGGAGTACGCACTAGGAATGCGTGAGCGTGTTCTGGAGTCGGTAACGCTCAATGGTGAACCAGTAGCGGTCTGGAGCGTGTAGGAGCGTTCTGGAGCGTTCTGGTGCTGTGCCAGCGAATAGTTGCTACCAGCAGGCGTGACATGGGGTAAAGCCTCCACCTAGTCCCCGATACCGATTCATGCCCCAGCCATAGACCCAGAAGTAGGCATGGATTGCCCATCCAGAGCCCCGTAGAGCGATGCAGACGGGGTAGTGCTGTGTCTAGGCGATAATGCCATCCCAGACGCTCCTAGAGCCTCCTATTGCGTGGTTGAGTGTTGCTCCATGCCCAGTAAGGATTCGCCCAAACACTAAACCATCTGGCATAACCCTCTACTGTAGGTAGAGACTATGGGGTATACACGGTGGATGAACCCTCTAGTAGTGGTTGAGGCTTGGGCAAACTCTAACCCTAACTCTCTAGTTGAGGGTTAGACCCCCCACCCT